CTAAAAAACAATTATCCGATTTAACTAAAAAAGATTTGTTAAAAAAATTTGGATCTGCTCTTGCTAGTGGCTATGATACGAATATAGGTCAGTATTCAAGAAGTAACACTAAAGAAGATGTAATACAAGATATTCAAGGGCTAGGACTTAACCAAGGAGACGATTTCACTGAAAGAAAAAAGGGTGGTACAATTAAGAAAAAATCCACTAAGAAAAAAATGGTGAAAAAGGGTAAGGGTAAAACTGTTACTAATAGGTTTTCAAATAGATTACGTCCTACAAAGAGTAAAAAAACAAGGATAACATAATGGCAATAGAACCCAGACAAATCGCAGGTATGGTAGAAGGATCAATGGGAGCAGGGGGTCAAATGATGCCCGAAGAGGATAGTCTTCAAATAGAGCTACCTGAAACATTGGAAGAGTTACCTGAAGGAATTGAATTAGCAAGTGAGGAATTATTAGAAGTTGAAGCCGAACCATATGACCATGGAGCCAATCTTGCAGAGGTTCTTGACGATTCAGTTCTGGGAGATTTATCATCAGACCTTAGATCCAAATTCCGAGAGGACGTTGAGTCTAGGGAAGATTGGGAAGAGGCTATTGCCAAAGGATTAGGGTTACTTGGAATTAATTACGAAGATCGAAGTGAGCCCTTCTTAGGAGCCAGTGGTGTAACTCATCCATTATTGTCAGAGGCTGTGACCCAGTTTCAAGCACAAAGTTACAAAGAGATGTTACCAAGTGGCGGTCCTGTAAAGACCCAGATCCTTGGTGCACCGACCAAGGAGACTGAAGCACAAGCCCAGCGTGTAGAAGATTTCATGAATTATCAGATAACTGAAATCATGGAAGAGTATGATCCAGATACAGATCAAATGTTGTTTTATTTGCCACTTACTGGATCTACATTTAAAAAAGTTTATTTTGATGAAACCAAACAGAGAGCCGTTTCCAAGTTTGTACCAGCAGAAGATATGGTTGTTCCATATTCGGCTAGTGATTTAAGAACAGCGGAGAGGGTGACACATGTAGTTAGAATGACATACAATGATATTCGCAAACTACAAGTAGCGGGAGTTTATAGAGATGTTGAATTATCTGAAGCAGATGAGGGTGACGATGATGGAGCAATCCAAGAGCGTGCTGATGAGTTGTTGGGATTACGCCCTAACTATTCTGATGACTCTTATACCTTATTGGAATGCCACATTGACTTGGACTTGGAAGGTTTTGAAGACACGGATATGGAGGGGAATCCTTCGGGTGTTATGTTGCCTTATATTGTTACCCTTGATCAAACTTCTGGAAAAGTGTTATCAATTTCTAGAAACTTTAGAGAACAAGACCCATTAAAGAGGAAACGTCATTATTTCACCCATTTTAAATTTTTACCAGGATTTGGATTTTATGGTTTCGGGTTACTGCACACAATCGGAGGTCTATCTCGTGCTGCAACTTCTATTCTAAGACAGTTAATTGATGCAGGTACATTATCGAACTTACCAGCTGGTTTTAAAGCAAGGGGTGTTCGTATCCGTAACGATGATGAGCCTCTAAACCCTGGTGAATTTAGAGATATCGATGTACCGGGTGGCGATCTTAAAAATTCTATTATTCCTCTGCCATATAAAGAGCCATCGGGAACACTAGCACAGCTTTTGGGTGTGGTTGTTGACTCTGGTAGACGTTTTGCACAGGTTGCAGATGCAAAAGTTGCTGATATGAACTCGCAAGCACCTGTTGGAACGACTGTTGCCTTGATTGAACAAGGTTCAAAGATCATTTCGAGCATACATAAGCGTCTACATTACGCTCAAAAGCAAGAATTTCGCATGTTAGCCGAGATTTTTAGTGAAAATCCAGTTCCATACCCGTATTTTGTAGGAAATGTACCCCCAGAGACTATGCAAGCCGACTTTGATGGTCGTGTGGACATACTTCCAGTGTCAGATCCGAACATTTTCTCTATGGCACAGCGATTATCACTAGCTCAAACACAATTACAACTAGCTCAAGCGGCACCACAGATACATAATGTGCATGAGGCGTACAGACGTATGTATGATGCGTTGGATATTAAGAATATTGATAATATTTTACCACAGCCTCCACAACCACAGCCCATTGATCCAGCAACCGAGAACGGAAATGGTATGAAAAACATGCCGTTGCAAGTATTTCAACAGCAAGATCATGAAGCTCATGTTAGAGCTCATGTTTCCTTCTTGGCTACACCTGCAGCACAAACAAATCCACAGGGATTCATTATGTTACAGGCTCATGTACAAGAACATGTGGGTATGATGGCTCGTGATCAGGTAACTACGTTCTTCCAAAAGACAGCAGAAGAAGCACAAATGAATGGTGAGCCTGTTCCACAGATAAATCCAGAAGCTGTTGAAGCAGCAATTGCTCAACAGGTTGGAGAGATATTGAATGAGGTAATACCATCACTCCAGCCACAGCAACCGTCTGATCCGTTAGTGGAGATTAGAAAGAAAGAGCTTGAGAACGATACAGCCGAGTTACAAAGAAAAGCTCAAAATGATCAAATGAATTTTCAGATTGATCAAGCTAAGTTACAGCAAGCTTACGAGTTAGCTCAACAAAGACAGAGACTACAAGAGAATATTGCTGACGATAGGAACGATGTAAATATCTATCGTATAAATACTGCGGCATCTTTGAAAGGTAAGTAACCTATGATATAATCTGGATATGGATCCAGTAACTATATCATTAGCCGTTGGCGTGGCATCAAAAGCTTTCTCTGCAATTAAACAAGGATTTGCTGTAGGTCGTGACATTGAACAAATGTCTGGTGACATTGGTAGATGGATGGGAGCCGTAAGTGATGTTGACAATGCAGAGAAGCAAGCGAAGAATCCTCCCTTGTTTGGTAAATTGTTTAAAGCAGGTTCTATTGAAGAGGCGGCAATGGCTGCATACGCTGCAAAGAAGAAACTTGAGGAACAAAGATACGAGCTCAAGACATTTCTAAATATGACTCATGGACCTGGTGCTTATGATGAGCTATTGGCTATGGAAGGTCAGATAAGAAAGCAACGTCAAGAGACAGTTTACAAACAACAACAGATGAGAAGACAGATTGGTGAAGCAGTTACATGGCTTCTTGTTGCAGGGATTGTTGGTGGTTTTGCATTATTAGTTGCTTCTGTTTTTTTTAACAAAGCACATGCATATGAATACAAACCAAAAGCATATACTAAACAACAACTACAGAATCAAGGTAAGGTTGAGAAAAAGAAATATACAACTTGCCGTTTAAAAAAAAGAATTAATTCAAAAACTGGGCAGATGGCTTGTATTTATATAGGAAATAATCAAACATATGAGATGATGATTGAGAGTTGGTGCCCAAAGCAATACAAATGTATTTATAATCCTTGGGGTAAAGAACCCAACATTGATGATGTAATTAATTCGTTAAACAATGCAACGAAAGGTAAGTAAATGGAAAATATGGTATTAGATGCGTGGAATGATTTATCGTACATAGAAGGAACACTATTTACAATTTGGCTTTTTATCTTATACTATGGTAAAGTTTGGATAGACAGTAGATTTTCTAAGAAGGAGTGCAAGTGCTCACAGCGTTAATAGGACCTATAGCTACTTTAGCTGGAACTTGGTTTGAAAACAAAGTTGAAAAGACTAAGGCTGAAGGACAGGCTAAAGTCGCAGAGGCAAGAGCTCGTGCTACTGTTGCAGAGAAGGTTGCAGCAGGTGAAGTCGCATGGGAAGGCAAGATGGCTGATGCTACAGTGGATTCTTGGAAAGACGAGTTTGCCTTAGTTGTTCTACTTTTGCCCGCAATTTTAGTGTTTTTGCCCGGCATGAAAGATTATGTTAAAGAAGGGTTTGAGATACTAGCTAGTTTACCAGAATGGTATCAATATCTTTTATATATTGCGATTAGTGCAAGTTTTGGAATCAAGGGAGTTGGACAAGCTGCAAAGATGTTCAAGAAAAAATAAAGTTGCAAGATTTATTTAGGCATTTGAGGATACACACAATGAGTAAAAAAAACAAAATTAAAAAAGTTGTTAAGGGTTTAGAAAAAGCCTCAAAGACACATGCAAAACAAGCTAAAATATTAAAAAAAGTTATAAAGAAAACATAATGACTAGATTATTGAGATGGATATTTAGAACGGGTAATCGTATTGGTGTTTCCAAAGAAAGGGAATTATCAAAGCATAGAGTTCATTCAACAAACTATCAGGACTTGTGTATGTAATGGAATCATTCATAGGAAATAATTTTTTTCAAAATCCATTTGGGGGTGGTATGAATCCAATGGGTGGTGGAGGCGGTGGTGTCTTAGAAAAAATTCAACAACAAGTCACTGACAATGGTCAAGCCTTACAATCTTTACAAGGTGGTATTGGTGGATTACCTAGTGGTAATTTACCTACTGGTGGTATTGGTGGTGCATCTTTTGAACCAGCTACTACTCTTCCTCCAGTTCCTTTTACCACTGTTGGTGATACTGCTGAAGTAGCCAACGTAGGTAATCAACAAGAGGGTATGCCAGTTGGCAATGTAGGTTTTACAGACGATCAATTAAGAGCCGACTATGATAAAGCAGTAGAAGATGCGAGACGACAAAGAGCCGAGGGTTTTATGGGTAGAGTTCAACTTCCTGGCGAAATGCCTTTTGAGGATTTTAAACAGAATCAAATAGCTTTTGCCAATTCAGGTCCACTACTACAAAAAGAAATGGATTTTTTTAATATAGCAAAGGCAGAACAGAATCCAGGAATGGACTATTCACAATTCACACCGATGATTGCAGATTTACAACCTAAGATGGAGTCACCAAGTGTACCTTATTCTGGCATGGATCCATTATTCGGCAGAGCTTTCGCAGGGAAACCAGTATAATGGTTAGAGTAAAACAATTCGCAGATGATTTAGGTATAAGTAAGAACAAAGCTAAAGACTTAATTAACAAAGGTCGCAGTCGTAAAGATGGTGGATCGCAAATATTGGAGAGTGTAATGAAAAAACCTGTTTATGCCAAAAACGGTAAGGCTAATGTAGTAAAACCTAAAAAGAAACCTAAAAATTTTAAAAAGACAGTTAACAAAATAAAAATGGAAAAAGCCATTGAGTCGGGAAAAGCCACTATTGGCGACTTCAATGAAATGACTGAATATGATATGAAGCAGTTTCTTAAAGGTAATTCTAAAGGTACTTTTAAGGATTTAAGTGGCGACAACAAAATAACTATGAAAGACGTTTTGATTGGTAGAGGTGTTATTGATAAGCCAGTTGAAAAGGCTAAAGGTGGTGGTATCGCTGTTCAAGGATTAGGATTTAGAGGAATTCGCTAATGGCTGATGATGGTTTTTCAGATGTAGCTGACGTAACTGATGATGGTTATGATTTTGCACCAGATCCCTCGAGTGTCGGTATGGACTCTGGTAGTGATAACAATACATATCCCGGAACAAACATAAGTACAGGAAGTGATGGTGGTATAGGAAGTATGTATCAGACAGGTAATATGTTTGGTAATAAATCTATTTATACATCCATGAGAGGAGCTACAGCCACTAACCCATATCCAGAATCTTTTTTCTCACAATTATTTGGTGCAGATAATGTAAACTACACAAATGTATTGGGAGGAGGACAGCAAGGCTTAAATAGGATATCTGAAATAAATGATCTTAGGTATAATCAAGCTATAGGTGGAATGTCGAATAGGACAGGAGAAAATACAGGCAAACCTTATCAAATGGGTGATTATTATATTGGTCAGCCTACACAAATGGGAACAGTAAAAGAAGTTCCTCAAACTGGAATAATGGGTCTTGTAGATAATTTACCATATATAGGAACAATATCTAATATAATGGGAAGAAACAGAGGATTACCAGAAGGTTCAAAAGAATATAAAGATTTAATGGCTGAACAGGTTAAATCTGCAAATGAACCAAGTTATATAGATCGTGGAGTTGACTATATAAAAGATCTTGTGGGTCTAGGTCAGAGAGAAAGCTTATCTGACAGAACAAAAGAATTAATGAGTCAAGGTAAGGTGTATAGTGAGCAAGATATACTTAATGAACCTAATAAAAGAATTGATGCTTTGAAAGAATTTTATGGTTCTCAAGACACAACAGGACCAAGCGGTATTCAAAATGTACTTAGCACTCAAGAAATAAAAAAAGGATTAGATGATGCTATGACTTTTGCAGGAGATGCTTTAAGTAAAGATGGTGTTCCAATTTTAGGTAACGAAGATTTTAGATTTAATGTGAATGCACAACCAAATCGAGATCCAAACACAATGCTTAATTTCAAATATTCTTTTTAAACATGTACATAGCTGATTTTCTACAGAAATATAAAAAAGATTTACAGACTAGAGTAGATGATATAAGTATTTCCTTGACCAGTGGCAGTGCGTCTGATATTGGTCATTATAAAGCAATGGTAGGTGAAATACAGGGATTAACCTATGCGTTGGAACATATACAAACCCTGCTAAAGAAGGTGGATGATGAGTCTGATAGTACCTGAGTACGTTCTTGCACAGAGGAACGCTAAGAAAAAAGCCGAAGAAGAAGCAAAAAAACTAGAACTAATAGAAAGAATACCACAGCCAACAGGTTGGCGAATATTAGTTATGCCTTATATGGGCAGAGATAAAACTGAAGGTGGTGTTTACGTTCCAGATCCAGTAAGAGAAAGAGAAGCACGAGCCACAGTTACGGCTTATGTCGCTAAGATCGGACCTCTTGCTTACAAAGACATAGATAAATTTGGAGAAGACGGAGCTTGGTGTAAGGAAGGCGATTGGGTTTGTATTGGTCGCTACGCTGGTTCACGATTTCAAATAGAGGGTGGGGAAGTTAGAATAATCAATGACGATGAAGTCATTGCAACGATTGTTGATCCTGACGATATAAAATCTTACGGGGTATAAAAACAATAGGGGTGGAAGAACTAAAATAACCATTGTCGATCCTGACGACATCCAAAACATACGGAGTATAGTATGCAAGAAGATGTTAAAGTCGAAGAAGCTGAAGAAGAAGTTAAAGTTATTGAACTAGAAGATCCCGCAGAAAAAGTTCAAAACGAAAGTGAATCTGAAGTAGAAGTAGTTGCTACTGAAGAAAAAAAAGAAGGTGATGATTTAGAAAATTATTCTGAATCTGTTAAAAAAAGAATATCTAAGCTTACAAATAAGTTTAGAGAAGAAGAAAGACAAAGACAAGCTGCCATAGAGTATGCTGAAGCTGTCAAAAAACAAAACGAAGAATTAAAAAACCGTCTTGATAAGCTTGACAATTCTTATGTAGGTGAGTTTGACACTAGAGTTCAATCTCAATCTATTGCTGCAAAAGAAGCATATAGAAAAGCTCACGAAGAAGGTGATGCTGATGCTATGTATGAAGCTCAACAAAGCATATCAAGAATTGCTTTAGAAGAAGCTAAACTTGCATCAATAAAAGCACAAAGAGAAGAAGAGATAAAAGCAGCAGAAGGCAAAGCTGTTCAAACACAACAACCTCAAGCACAACCTCAAGCACAACCTAAACCAGATCCAAAAGCAGAAGATTGGGCAAGTAAAAACACATGGTTTGGACAAGATCAAACCATGACGTATGCAGCTTTTGGCTTACATAAGCAATTAATTGAGGATGAAGGGTTTGACGCAACTTCAGATGAGTACTATACTGAACTTGATAATAGGATTAGATCGGAGTTTCCGCATAAATTTCAAGAAACTCCTAAAAAATCTAATAGTCCCAGAGTCGCCTCTGCTGGGACAACGGCTTCTAAGTCGTCATCACCAAAGGGACGCAGAACAGTCAAGTTGACTGCTTCGCAGATTGCTATTGCGAAACGGCTGAATGTTCCGCTTGAAGAATATGCTAAATATGTGAAGGAGTAAAAACAT